CCACCATCGAGAAATTCCCCATATATTTCTTGACGTTCAGCTGCCTTAGTTGTTCCTCTAATGAGTTTAAGAACCTGTGGATCGCTAGCTGCAAGTGGATTATCAAACGTAGTAACGTGGAATTGTGTCCATGGAAACTTTTGTTTATCACTATGACCTTCTATTTCTTTGGGTTGACCATGCTCATATATAGTATGGGATTCCATACATGACCTGAAAAATTGACCTGATTTTCCTTTTGGTGTACTTGTGAGTAATATATGTGGTTTTGTTGTAACTGTTGAAGGTAAAAAGGCATCAAATACTACTTGTGGAATATATGCAGCTTCGTCAAGTATAGCATAATGAACTGTAAATCCCCTCAATGAATCACCTGTATCACCGATTGGTCTTACAATAAAGTTGGTTCTACCAGTTCCATCATACCATTCTAATGTAATTTCTGTCTTAATTTCTCTTGTTACTTTCTTACTAAGTGTAGGACTCATGTGTATAAACTCACTAATCTTAGATAAAATCAAGTGAGCCTGATCTTTAGATAGTGAAGCTATAACCACATTAGCCACCCCTGTATCTATATTGCTTGCAAATAATGGTGCAAAATAAGCAAAGTGTATAGCCTTCAAAGCTGCATTTGTTGACTTGCCAACTTGCCTTCCTGTTCTATATACAATGAAACGATCATAACAATCTAGAAATTTTTGATTATATGGAAATACATCAAACCCTAGATATTTATCTACAAAAAAAGAACATTTTTTAAATGACTCTACAAGTATCTTGGCATATTCAACAGGATCTTTTACATATTCAACAGGTGGTAATTGTCTAAGACTCATCTAGTAATTCCCTACTCAGTTTAACTGTTTTTGCTATGTCATGTTTCTGATCTTCAGTTAATGTTTCCTTTTGGGTAATTTCAACGGTTTCTCTTTTTGTCTTAATTTCACTAATAACCTTACCCAAATTGGTAAGTGAATTTATACGCTTTGTGACTTCAGGATTTAATTCCCCATGCTGATCTTCTAAACTCTCGAAAAATACAAGTTTTTCAAAATTATTATGAAATTCTGCTTCCATTAAATCAAGTGTTCTACCACCTGTTTGATCTACTATTTTTGAAATATCTTTCCTAATTACACATAATGAATCTGCTTCAAACTTTGGACATATACCGTTACCCCCTAGTTCTTGTGGTCTATATGGACATCCGTTGCACTCAGGTGGAAGGTTTCTAGCATAATTTAAATTTTTAAAATTAGCTGGAACTTTCTTTGGTAGTGTTCTTTTATCAATAACTAACTCTTTTTCCCCTGTTTTTAAATCCTTTTTCTCGATAATTTTAACCATATATAATTTTTTACGTTATAGTATTTAAGGCTTTTTTTTGTTCTACAAGGACTAACTTCTGATATAACTTTGCTTCATAATCTTCTAGGTTTACCTTGAATGGTTTTAATTTACCATCCCATGATATGACCAGTATAACACCTTGTTTTATTTTTTTACCTGTACAAAATTCCCACATTTTACCGTATGCACATAATTGTATAAAGTAATCCTTACTATTACATTGAGATTTAGTTTTTGGTTTTCTGCTGTTTTTAAAGTCAATTATACATAATTCCCCGTCATATTCTGCTACACAATCAGCAGTTCCCGCAAGTTCAAGTAAATCACTATATAATTTTATTTCTGTTCCATGTATATTATCTACATGATCTACTAAATGATCTGCTAATACATCAAACAATTTTTCAATATCTACTTCATATTCTTCATCTGTATTATCAAATTTTGTTATATTGTTTAACCATTTTTCTGCAAGTTCATGTATTCTATTTCCCACTTTAATACTACCTGCACCTATTTCTTCTGCTCTTTTTTCTGCTTGGGCTTCTGTTATACCTTCATCTCTTGCAATTTTAGCTATCCAAAATGGATACCATTCTTTATTATCTAGTAATTTTAAAACAGTTGTTATACTAGGATATATTTTACCTGCTTCTGTTTTATAAAAATGACCTTCATCTGAGTTCATAGATTCTACGAATGGTCTAACAATGTGTTCTGTTTTATGTGTAAACATTAATATATACAAGGAACTTCTATAATATAAATGTTTAAAGAGATAGAAGATAGGTTAGATATTACTAATGATTTGTTGCGTAAAATTGAACAACATTTGAGGGATCTAACTTTGCCCCCTGATGTTGTAGATTGGTCTAGAAAATTAGGTGTAAAACAAAAAGATTTTAAACCTGATGATTTTGTCTAAATTGTTGTATCTACTAAACCTGATTGTGTTCTATTTACACTAACTCCATCATCAAAATAATCAATATCATTTTCACCTACATTAATTATTGTTTTACCTGATGGAAAACTATGTTCAATTTGTCTAACTATAACATATTGATCAATAACTCTACTAGGTGTTCCTGATATACTTGTTGTATTTCCATTATTTCGTTTTACTTTTACTATATGATTATACCTTACATAATGGCATGGTGCAGGTGTTTGTATAATATATTTTGTAGGTGGTTTATCAAAAGTAATAGTACCTTGTAAATTTTCCCTTACTCTATCTGCATATTCTTTTAATCCAATAGCGTTATCTAACTGCATCACATTTCTTCTTAATGTTCTTCTCATACCTGATGTTGGTGTAAATGAAGAATTTGCACTTGTATTTGATCTTCCCGTAACTACAACTTCATTAACTAATTTAGCATCATTATCTTCTGAATTTGTTATTTTATATCTATATATTTCTGCATTTTGATTAAAAACATAATCAGTTGTATGACCAACTAAACTACTTTGATTATCTACATTACTTGCCTGTTCTATAATCAATTTTTTTCTAGGTGTTAAATACATTATTGTTTTACTATAATTTAACAATATATCTGCAAATTGTAAAAATGATCCCACTTCATATATATTTCCTAATGCCGAAGCATTATAACTTGAAAATGGTATATGAGCAAATGAATCTAATGCTCTTACTTTAAAATCACTATCAATTTCATCAACTGCGTTTTGCAAAATAGTTTTAAATGTTCCTGTAAGTGCAATAGCAGATGGTGTGGAATTAGATCCTAGAGTTCTTTTTGTAAGTCTATATGAATTACTTTGACATTGAATTTCCTTATATGATTGATTACTTGTCATTTTTCTAATTCGACCATTAAATTTCATAAATTGTGGTTGTGGTCTTGACATACGCATTTTTTCCGCTTGACCAAAAGTCAAATCACTTCCACAATATATTTTAATTAAATGAATTTGTCCTTTATATTCATCACTTGTAGAATCATCAGTATCACCAAATACCATAGGAGTGCTAGTTGGTTGTAAACTATTAGATTCTGAAGCAGTTGCATCTTCAACACCGTTAACATATAATCTTATTACATTATCTGAACCACGCTTTACTCTTATATATACGGGAGCTCCCGTCATGGCTTTTTCACTACTTCCTGTCATTGTATTTATAAGACTACTAGCTGTTGTTTCATATCTAACAAACCCCCGCCATGAATTATTATTTCCATTTGTTCCCGATATGCCTATATCCATACCTGCATCAGATGATCTAAATGACCAAAGTATAGGTTCATCACTACCATCTTGTAATTGTGTAGTAGCTGGAGTAAACCATATATTAATGTCAAATTGTTTTGAAAGATCAATATTTGTAATTTTATTTGATGGTATAGATACACCTTGACCATCAGCAGTAAAATCAAGTGCATAATGTCCTTTGTATCTACCGCTTGTAACTTTAACAAACCTTGATTCTGCGGGATCTGTTGGATCTTGATCATATCCCGATTCATCAAAACATGATAGTTGCATAGGATATACCCCTGATAAATATGTTGTATCAATTATATCTTGTATATATGACACTTCATAACCTTCCCTAACTTTGTTTGGAAATCCAAAAGTTGCCGTTAATCTGTCAGGTCTTTTATTTCCTTCATGTTTAATACTGGCTTTTCTTGGGTAATAATAATGAGTAGCGGGGCTAGATGATGTATCAGTT